CGCAAGCGCACTAAACCTTTCAGTCATTTTAGGAAAATTAAGCATAGCCTCTCGCAAGTCATTAGGCGTAGCCTTACCCGCTTTTTGCAATTCGTAATATTGCAAAAGCGCCTGATTGCCAGCTTCAGCCCGTGCGCGTTGCCGTGCAACCTCTGCTGCCCTTGCTTGCTGCTGCTGAATGGCTCTGGCGCGATCTTCTTTTTGCATCGCAAATGTTTCTTGCGCACGACCTTCTTGGTTTTCACGAACGCCCATGATTTGGCGTTGTTCTATGTCCTGACGCCCCATTGCGTATCCACGCATGGCTTCTTCAATAGGATCTTTTACATCCAAAATATAATTGATTGGGCTGACCATTAGAACTTACCCCCGCCGTAAAACATGCCTTGACTGAATGTGAGAGGCGAACTCGCACCCTCTGGAGTGTAGCCCTGATATGCCAAGCCTCGGCCTGCAAGTGTGCCCACGCTGCCAATGGCGTTACCCCAAGCATTGCCAGTGGCCATGTGCGCTCCCGAAACTGCTGCGCCTTGCTGGGCGTACAGATTAGAAATATTCTGACCTGTCTGCATCCCAGCAGTGCCGACATTAGCAGCAGCATTCTGTCCGTTTGCAGCCAAGCCACCCAGACGAGTGTACTGCTGATTGATCAGAGATGACAAAACCTGTGGCCTAAACTGAGCCAAAGCACCTTGAGTATTCCCACCACGCAATCCGCCCGTCGCAGATGCGTTTTGCAATATGGCTTCCTCACCCTGTCGGGTCATGGCACCAAATTCAGCACCGCCCTCGATAGCTGAAATAGCAGCTTGCTGTGCTTCTGGGCCAGACATGCCACCCAGATCCATTTGTTGCTTCAACCCAACATCACCAGCTTCAACATACGGGTTGAGCAGCTCCTGCATGGCGTCAAACTGGCGTCTTTGTTCAGCAACGCCCTTGTCCGCAGCTTCAACTTGCGCGCCAGCCGCTTTCTTTGCTGAGTTACTTTGCACCACACCGCCAATGACGGCTGATCCAATAACCGCTGCTGCCATCCACATTATACGATCCCCCTGAGATATTTCTTCACAGCATCATCAATTGCTGAAACTTGCTGATTTTCAATTTTTTTTGCGGCCCAAGAATCACTTTTATCAACAAAGATTTCTTCAATCTTTTCCAAATCAGTTTCTTCTGTCGGGTGAATATTTTGGAAATAACAGTTTTCTATTGCATATCCAAACTTGCGACCAGGATCGCTCACAAAGATAAACGGGCCTTCAATGACTTTGACCTCACCGTTGACAAAAACAGCCATCTTTCCGCGCAGCAAAACATTCATCGTTTCCTTTTTGTGCGCATGACCCATAATGTATGTGCCTGCTGGGATAAGCCCCTCACGGATGTAAATTCCGCCACCAAAGTGATGCTGAACAGGGCAATCAACTTGATCTTCAGCAAGCATCATTCTTTCGATAGCGTCTAAGCTAATCGGTGAAGCCTCCTGAATGTCTGTTGAAGCTGATAACTGCAATGGGCCGTCCTCTTGAGGGATTGCCTGCTGGCGGGCCAATGTCTCAGCACCCGCATCATACGTCGCGTCCATCATGCTGTCAATTCCCGACCGGATGCTCGCAGGATCAAAGCAAGATTAACACTGGATTGTGCACTTACCCTTCCATTAGCCAATAAAACGTGACCCGTAACCTCTGGGCAAGTGTATGTTTCATTGGGCGCAAGTATTCGGTTAGATACAATAATCCCATCCTGTGCCGATCCCAAATTGTGCAACGACACGGTAAGCGTTGCCTCATTTGCACTCACGTTAGTAACTGTAAATTTGTCGATTATGCTTACATTATCCACCAAAAGAACTTGGTTCAGACCAGTTGCTATATATGTATTGGCGATTAAAACCTTTGGAGTAACTGGCATTTTATCCTCACTGATGAACTTGGGTGACGGTCAAAACCACAGCAGGTGCGGCTGGCGAAAACGCTGTGGCAGGGACGTGCGTGATTGCGATATTGGTATCTGTAGCGGCATACACAACTTCAAGGTAGTCAGACGGATGCAGCGTTAGGGTTTCCGTCATCGCCAGAGCAACATAACCATTGTTCACGGCGCTAGTGACGACCCGTGAAGAGTTTACAACGTCCACCCCGTTTACCCTAAACCAAACATAAACATCTTTCTTGGACGTATTGCCGCTTGTGATCGTGACGCGACCCTCAAGCTGATAGGTGCCAGACGCGGGCACAGTGACCCTAGACGCTGGCACCCCAATATCCACGCCATTACTTTTTTCAACAATGTCAAACGTCAAAGTGTAAGCTGTGTTTGCCGAAGCGGGGCTTTGGCTAGTTATCTTGCTTATGACACCATAGTATTTTTGCTGCTCAATGATTGGCCGGACAAATATTTCTCCGTCCGTAACACCCACATTGGTGCAGGCAGCGACAGGGATGACCGTCTGTGGCGATGTTGGCTTTGTCGCTGTGTAGCCCCCAGCAACGGTTGGAGACGCATACAGAACGTCACCCACGGTCAGAGACGATGTGTCTAAGCCCCGAACGTGGCCAAAGTTAGTGCAATATCCGACCTCACCATCAGGCAGGTCATGCGTGACCACCCCCAGAAGGTTCATTGTGGGCGTAGATCCATCAGCGAGATATGGCGCTGCCACGATGCCTTCAGCGCCTGCGCCTGTGAACCCAACTACTTGGCCGTTCAGAATGGTTGAGCCTGTCATGTTTTTGGCGCGAATATAGGTCTCAAGCCCAACTTGCTGGCTTACCCCATATTCCATGCCAATGTTCATCGTGCCGTCTGCATCGTTCCAGCACAAGCGGCGCTCTGCATCGACAAGTGGCGGCGCTCTGCGCAGGTCTATGCAATCATAAGTGTGGGTGTTGGGCTGATACGATGTGGCATTGATGAAGTTCACTTCAGCGTCCAAGGCAACGCTATTTATCTCGGATCTAAGGTCATCAACATCTTGTGTTGTAACCTCACCAGTTGCCCCAAACAAAAGCTCAATAGCCCTGATCATCTCAGGGTCATTGTTTGCCATCTTTGCTATTTGAGGGCGAGAAGGGGATTTAGGATAAATCATCAGAATGCCAAAGGCTCAATGCGGGCTTCCAAAGCAGCGATGGCGAGAGGCGCATCTGACGTGCCGCGAAATCTCTGCATCCTCATGTTTTCCATTCGACCTTGCTGCATCCACATAATGCGCTTGTTTCTCTCCCCAGCCTTACCCGCAGAGACTGGTCGTTCCATGCTCCAAGTCTGCCCATCTAAGGAGTATTGGGTCCAAACAGTTGGGTCTTTACCCCACACAGCAGCCCCAGTTAGGCATACCAGTTCGAGGCTGTGAAAGATGCCACCCAAGCTATCGTTGTAAAAGATCATTGTGCCAAAGCTCCAACCGACTTTTTCTCCCCAATGCGTTCGCACAGTGTCAGAAAGGTAGCCAATTTGATCACTGTCTGGATCAGCAACATTCCATCGATCATGCTCCCAGATCATATCTATTGCGGCCCACCGCTTAGAACCATCAATTGAGGATGACAAAATAAACCAAGTCGGGGTTTCTGTGGCGCGAGACGCTGCAACATCATAAACTAAAGTGTGGCGAGGCAAGTGAATATACAATTGCTCATGTGATTTGTAGCTTCGCTCTTCTAGGACGGCATAGGAAAGCTCATTTTCAGTGTATTCAGTGAGAACTTCGTCAACCTCTCTCGATGAGATCTTGCCCACGCTTCCGTTGCTGCCAAGCCATACCGCAGGGGCTTCACTTCGCCCACCTCCGAGAAATGCAATATTGTCCGCATAGACGCAGCAAGCGTGAGTGCCGACCACACCCTTTTGAATTTGCGCACCTTGCACACGGGCGAATGGAAAGCCTTCCGAGCCAGTGTTGTAGAAAACCTCAATGGTGTATCGGTTGAGCGCATAAGCCTCACTGCGATGCTTTAGCAAAGCCTTGATCGGGTCTGGGTCTGCCTCAGATGACCCATATTTCAATGGGTTTATAGAAAACGGGTCACCCAAGTCGCTGACGATCAAAAACTCGCCGTCAGTCATCATGTAATAGCCGTCAATCCAAATAACATCTAGAACTTGGCCAAGATCAGGGTCCGTGACTTGGTAAAGCCCATCTTCGTTATAAAGCCACATCAACCCGTCCCCGACTATTGCAAGGTAGTCGAAGCCATACTCCATTGACACGCGGCTGGAACCTGAGATTTGCCCCTCGCTTGCATATGTGCCATCGTCGTCAATCAAAATTAACTGATCGCCCATAACCCGATGTATCTGATCTTTCCAAGTTATCCCG